AACTTCTCTTGTCGAGCAAATGTATAAAGATTTTGAAGATTACGGTTGGAGCTCTGGAACATACTGTCAAAAAATATATCAAGGTTACGATAGAAAGGTAGAGAAAGATGTAGTTATATCAACTTGGCAATCCATACATAGAATGCCAAGAGCATATTTTCGACAGTTTGGTGCTGTGTTTGGAGATGAGGCACATTTGTTTAAAGCAAAATCTCTGACGGGTATTATGACCAAACTTGATCATTGTAAATATCGTTTTGGTTTAACAGGAACATTAGATGGAACGCAAACACATCGACTTGTGTTAGAGGGATTATTTGGTAAAGCAAAATATGTAGTAACAACCAAAGAGTTAATAGATAATAAAACATTATCAGAGTTAAAGATAAATTGTATAGTTTTAAAATATCCAGATGAAGATATACAAATAACAAAGGATTTAGATTACCATGAAGAACTGGAATACATCGTCACTAAGACTGAAAGGAATAATTTTTTATGCGAGCTTGTGGGTCATTGCAGTGGGAACACTCTCGCTCTTTTCCAGTTCGTAGAAAAACATGGTGAACCATTATACAAGTTAATAGAAGATAAATATAAAGACAGAAAAGTTTTTTTTGTCTATGGTGGTGTCGATACAGACACAAGAGAACAAATTAGAGAGATTGTAGAAAATGAAAAAAATTCAATCATCGTTGCCAGTTATGGGACATTTAGCACTGGTATCAATATTCGGAATATTAATAACATCGTGTTCTCAAGTCCCTCAAAAAGCAAAATCAGAGTGCTTCAGTCCATTGGGCGTGGCTTGCGCCGTGGAAACAAGGGCCAAAGCCTCACGGTCTTTGACATCTCCGACGACCTTTCCTTTTCCAATAGGATCAATTTTACGTTGAGACACTTCCAACAGAGACTAAATATATATAAAGAACAAGGTTTCAATTATAAAATAGATAAGGTAAAACTATGACAGAATCCTTACGAGTTTTAAAGTTATCTAACGGAGAGAGTATAATTGGATCAATACTTGGCAGTGATGAACTAGCTGATTTTAATAATCCAATTCAAATATCATATCCACTGAAAATGTTAATTATCCCAAGAATGACAAAAAATGGGCCCACTGAAGCGTTGAGCCTTTCGCCTTGGGTACATCCTATGACTGAAGAGGAGTATATTGATATAAATCCTGAGAATGTAGTTATGTCTGCTCGAGCATCAGTTGGATTAAAAAGATATTATAAACATTGTATTAGTCAATTTGATATGCACACCTCGCCATATGAAAATATAAATGAACCTACGGATTCTGATCTAGAAGAAATAGAAGTTGAAGAAGCTTTAGATCAATTAACTGATCCAAAGAAATCAGAAACAATTCATTAACTCGGCACATGCCTAGTGTAACAACCTTTTACTCCTTTGTCAAGACCCCAAGGGACATTGACATTTCTATTTGTATCTTTTATAATAAATAAAATTAAGGAGTTACTATGGCAAGAAAAAAGAGTGTTCATTATGTTGATAATAAAAAATTCCTAGAGGCTATGACCCAATGGCGTGAAAAATGTCACGATGCAGAAGAAGCAGGGGATGATCCACCACCTCTTACAAATTACATTGGTGAGTGTTTTTTAAAGATTGCTACTCACTTATCATATAAACCAAATTTTATTAATTATTCATATAGAGATGAAATGATTTCAGACGGCATACAAAATTGTTTACAGTATGCACACAACTTTAATCCAGAGAAGTCTCAAAATCCTTTTGCATATTTTACACAAATAATTTACTATGCATTTTTAAGAAGAATTCAAGCTGAGAAAAAACAAGTACATATTAAAAATAAGACAATAGAGAAACAAAATTATGAACCATATGTAACTCTTCCGGGCGATGATATGGTTTATACTGTAGATCAAACACTTATTAATAGTATGCTTCCCGATGAAGATGTATATAAACCAAAGAAAAAAGAAAAAATTAGTTCTAAAGGACTAGAAGTTTTTATGGAGAAAGATTCTTGAAAATAGCTCTGATCACAGATACACATTTTGGGGCAAGAAACGACAATTTAAACTTTAACGAGTATTTTTATAAATTCTATGAGGAGTTGTTCTTTCCATACTTGAGAGAGAATAATATTACAAATGTTATTCATCTTGGCGATGTGATGGATAGAAGGAAATATATTTCTTATAGAATTGCAAAAGATTTTCGTGAGCGATTTCTTGATCAGTTTGATGGCATTCAATTTCATATGTTAGTTGGAAACCATGACACTTTCTATAAGAATACGAATGATGTAAATTCTTTACAAGAATTAGTAGATGGTAAGTATAATAATATTAAAGTGTACCCAGCGGCTACCGAGGTGGATTTTGATGAATGCAAGATTTTATTTGTTCCTTGGATTAATGTCAACAACATGACTCATACAATCAAGATGTTGAAAACATCTAGCGCTCAAATTTGCATGGGCCATTTAGAGTTGAGTGGGTTTGAAATGCAGAAAGGCATGGTGATGGATCATGGTTGGGACAAAGAAGAGTTCAGTAGATTTGACACAGTGATGAGTGGGCATTATCATCATAAGTCGGATGATGGTCAGGTGTTCTATCTTGGCACGCCCTATGAAATTTACTGGAATGATTGGGACGATCCAAAAGGTTTTCATGTGTTCGATACCGAGACAAGAGAGCTTGAGCGTATTGTAAATCCACACAAGATATTCAGTAAAATTTACTATGATGACAGCACAATGTCATATGATAATCATGACATATCACAATATAAAGACAAGTATGTTAAACTGGTTGTTGTAAATAAAAAAGATTTATATCAGTTTGATAAATTTGTTGATAAATTGTTGCAAGCTGATTGTCATGATGTAAAGATTGTTGAGGACTTTTCTGATTTAGATGCAAGTAATGTATCTGATGATATTGTTGAGAATACACAAGACACGATGACATTGTTGGAGCTTTACATTGATGATTTGTCAGTCGATCTAAGTAAGGATAGACTTAAAAATACAACAAGAGAATTGTATATTGAAGCACAGGATTTGGAAATTTGATTCATTTTAAATATGTTAGGTGGAAGAACTTTTTATCAACTGGTAATAACTTCACAGAAATTCAACTAGACAGAAGTTCTACAACATTGATTATTGGAGAGAATGGTGCTGGTAAATCAACCATTCTTGATGCCTTATGTTTTGGTTTGTTTGGTAAGCCATTTCGTAATATCAATAAACCACAGCTACTTAATTCTGTTAATACTTCCAATTGTGTTGTAGAGGTAGAATTTAAAGTTGGTGGTAAAGATGTAAAGGTTATTCGTGGTATCAAGCCAAATGTGTTTGAGATTTACATCGGCGGTAAGATGTATAATCAAGACGCAAACGCAAGAGACTACCAAAAATATCTGGAGCAACAAATACTCAAATTGAATTATCGTAGTTTCACACAAGTAGTGATTCTTGGTTCATCTACGTTTGTTCCTTTCATGCAACTCAAAGCTCGGCACCGTAGAGAAGTGGTTGAAGAGATTCTTGATATTCAGATTTTCTCTCTAATGAATATGATACTCAAGCAAAAGTTAAAAACAATTGATACAGATTATAGGGAGTTAGAGTATAAAGAATCTTTGACAAAAGAAAAACTCACTCTAAAAAATAAATACATTCAAGATATTCAAAACAACAGAAAGAAGTTGATCGAAGAGAAGACTCTTTTGATTGGTGGAAATGAAGAGGAGATATTTAAAAAAAGGACAACCATAGCAAATCTACAAGATGATGTTGCTAGAATGCATGAGAACATTTCAAATTCAGCTAAAGTAATTGAACGCCATAATAAATTGAAAGACCTCAATTCACAATTAAAGGAGAAACATAGAGCTTGCAAGAAATTGATTGGATTTTTTGAAAAAAATGAGGATTGTCCAGTATGTCAACAACACATTGATGAAAGCTTTAAATCCGATGTGATTTCTAAGGAGAATGCTAAACACGACAAGCTTGTTTTGGGAATAAAAGACCTTAATGATGAACTTGAGGCAACGAAGTTGAAAATGGAATATATTGAAAAGATTAACAAATCAATTCAAGATAATAATGTAGAAATCGCAAAAGAAAATAGTTCCGTTAGTGAATTACAAAAGTTCAATACAACTCTAGAGACAGAAATAAAACTATTGCAAGAAGGACATGTTGATAAAAAAGATTATGCAGAGGTTGAATTTCTTGAAGAAGAATTTTTAGGAGTCAGTAAAGAAAAGGATAAGCTGCGCGAAGAGAAAGTTTATAATGAAGCAGTAAGATCAATGTTGACTGATCAAGGTATTAAGACTAAGATTATAAAACAATACTTGCCTATCATGAATAAGCTTATCAATACTTATCTTACCTCAATGGAATTCTATGTAAATTTCTCACTGAATGAAAATTTTGAAGAGACAATTAAATCACGTTTTCGTGATGATTTTTCTTATGAGTCGTTTAGTGAAGGAGAGAAGATGCGTATTGACCTTGCACTACTTTTCACTTGGAGAGCTGTTGCAAAAATGAAAAACAGTGCAAACACAAACTTGTTGATACTGGATGAAATTTTTGACAGTTCCCTTGATGGTTCTGGAACAGATGAGTTTCTAAAAATTCTAAACACACTTGGTGATGAGAACGTATTTGTGATCAGTCACAAACAGGATGCTCTTGCAGATAAGTTTAGAAGTACAATCAAATTTGAAAAAGTGAAAAACTTTAGTCATATAGTGGAATAATAGGTTAGTTATGAAAAATAAAATAGATTATAATCAAATT